GCTGGCGGTATAGACGTGTTAAAGCGATTTGTGTCCGTGATATGTACCTGTGGGTGTGTGCATGGTAGATGTATGTGGGTGTGTGGCATGATTCGGTGTGTGTCCGAGGTGTGTGCTACGAGATATGACCCCGTTAAACGGCATTGAGTGGTGTATTGACCATGTGAGCGGCCTCTTAGCGGGGTTCTACGTGCGCCCAAAGGTAGCCGACGCGCGACGAGCGAGCGTGCAATACGACGTGATACCGGCGTCGTGAGCGCCTGTGTGTACGATGTAGGAGCCAGTTTTGACAACTATGGAGGGGGGGCTGGCTACGTTAGTTACGTAAGTCACCACACAGAATATGCTCACATGGCCTGATTTCGAGGAGTCGTCGCCGTCAAGGTCGAGAGCCAAAGCAGGGAGAAAAGAATTCGGCCAAAGTAACTATCTCTAATTGCTATCAAAGATTCTTTCTGAAAGCATTGAGGCGCGGAGTGATTCACGCAGAGTCGGCATCTTTAGAGTTTTTTATAGCTGACGATTCGCTGTCTGGACACTGATAAAGGTTAGGTTTCAACGGGGTCTGAGCGCGCGCGAGAATTGTCAAGAGTTTTAGTGTATTACATACGTCCAAAAGTGCTAACTGGGAGGGGGTAAAACAAATATTGTGAGCTAAAAACGCCACATTTGTCAAGTATAAATTTTCCTATACATCTGAAAGTAGACACGTCCCTTATAAACTATATAAACCCGTGTAGGTATATAATAGTGAAGCGGGGTCGAAGAGGGAGGCCGTAGAGGAGAAAAGAAAAGACTCCTTCATCGGTCTTCATGGTACATTTCTAATTCCAAAGCCCCTAGTATACTAATTAAACACGTTGTTGAACTACGTGGTTCAAACTACGTTGTGTTTCACCTCGTAGAAACAACTGCGTGTTGAATAGGCGCATCAATGCTTTCAGAAAGTTGTTCTAAAACTAGTTTTAGAACTTGTTTCTAATACACTATTTTAACTAGTATTATTCCTATCTATGGCTAACAGACAGTTGACAGGGTGGACGGAAGAACAAAAGCTCGAAGCAAGAGCCGAACATCCGTCTGACCATCGCTGTGATTTTCATGATTTTTACTGTTTAGCCGAGATTCAAAATCAACCTGATGAGTACGGTGGGCCGACTCGTTTTTGTAAGAAGAATACGCTGAAGAAGGAAGCAGAGGGTGAGAGATACAATCGCTGTCGGAAACACAACGGCGCTGGACACAATGACTGGCAAAGCGGCCTCGATGAAGCTGACGGTGCCAGCGAAGGTAATGTCCGGGCCATGAAACATGGTATGTACGCTGAAGATGCTAATTTAAAAGACAATTGGGACGAAGCTGACGAAAAGTTGTATGAGAAAGTGATGGGATGGGCCGAGGATTACGGCTTTGAGGAGGGCAGCCCCGAGTATCAGCAGCTTGAGTCCCTTGCCATGTCGAAGGTCAGAGCGATGCGTGGCGAGGTCTACCTCAACGAGAATGGAGAGGTAGTTACCCGCGAGTCTTTCAACCCCGAGACTGGGGAGAAGGAGACGTGGGAAGAAGTTCATCCTCTCTCTGATAACGTCCGGCTCAAGAAACAGACTATCATAAAAATGATGAAGGAGCTTGGGCTGACGCCAAAGGCTCGCAGCACGATGGACGAGTCTGAAGCGAAGGCGAGTGAGGCGAGCGCAATGGCGGAGATTGCTTCTGAAGCCTTGGACGGCGAAGAGAACGAATACGACCCTTCTCAGTTTGAAGATTGAAGATTTGACTGTTTATTCTTATGAAGGAAGTTGCACAGCGCCTCGATGCCGATACAGACGCACTTCTCGACCGTTGGGAAGGGCGACCTGACAGAGTTATCGAGGATATTTTTCGCGTTCGTGACCTTGAGAGTAAGGATGTAGAACCTCTTGAGCTAACTTCATACCAGAAACAGCTAGTTCACGCACTCTGGTACGGTAATGCATCTACGATAAACGTTCTTAAGGGTCGTCGGACTGGATATTCGTTTATTTCCTGCGCTGCGCTGCTTTTAAAGGGGTTAGTTCAACCTCATAGCTTTTTTGCGATTACTGGCCCGAGTAAATCGCAGGCAAAAGACCGAATTGAGGATATTTATGACCTCATAGAGTGGTCTAAGCTCGATTTTGACCTTGAAATCGACAACAGAGACGAAATTGAGCTTTCAAATGGGGCCACTTATATGGCTTTTGCCGGAAATCCCGACACGTCACGGGGTGCAGACAGCGCAGATGTTCTTTTCATTGACGAAATGGACTTCTTGGAAGACCAAGAAGAGTCCATGCGGGCATTTTCGCCTTTTGTAGCTCTTGGAGACGCTAAAACGCTTGAAATTTCGACTCCGAAGCTCGAAAATGGCCTCTTTATGCAGGACCAGGAGGCAGGGTCGCCAGAAGGCGAAAATGGGATTATTTCGATAGAACAGCCCGCTTTCAAGAACGCTGACGAAATTAATGTAAAGCGTTCGCTGTTCGCGCAAGACGTTGAGCCTTCGATGCCGTATTTGAATATCGAGAAGGCCGAGCGCGACCGTGCCCGCGACCCTGAAGGTTTTCGTCAGGAGTATTTATGTGAGCCTGTCGAGAATCAGTACCGTTTCCTCGATGAAAGAACGGTCAAGGGAAGTATTGAGGCGCTTTCCGACTCTGATTACGAGTACGGTCCTACGGTCGGAGCGCCTGAAGGTGGAAATCTTGTCATGGCCGTCGATATTGCTGGCGGTGGTAAAGACGACACGGCTATTGTGATGGTTGAACACGTTGGCCAGAAGCGTTATCTTCGCTATCACGAGGTTGTGACGGATTCTCGCCTCAATGATGTTGGAATCAGCCCGGCCAACGCAAGAAATCCGTCAGCTATTGCACAGCGCATCCAACAGCTATACAGAGCTAATGGTGTTGACCGTGTAGTCACTGACGCGACTAATATTGGAGAAGGATTCGACTCTGAGATTCGTGAGACAATAGGCCGTGGAGTCAATTCGTTCAACTTCAGTGACCGGAAAGCTGTCGCTGAAATGTGGGGCGATGTTAATTACGGATTCCACAATAATCAGATTACATTAGTTGACGACGACAAAATCCGCGACCAGCTCCTAGCAATAGTCAAAGATAAAACTACAAAAGGTTCTGTAGCACGTTTCAGTGGGAAAGACACTGCGCCTGAAGGGAAAGACGACCTCGCTATTGCTTTTGCTCTTGCTGCATATCCGCCTAATATTAGCACTGAGTCTAAGTCTCTAACTCAAGAAAAAGATGTGAGTAAAACTACTCCAGAGAATAATTTGGGAAGTAGCCGTCTTGATGTAGAGACGCCTAAAACTAAAAACGATTCTAGAGTAGTCAAGAGAAGTTCTGTTAGTAGAAATTCGAACAGAAGAAAAGATTACGAGCCGAGACACGCTAGATAATATTTATATATGTCTAATAATTCTAATTTTGTTGACCCTCCTGAAGATGGTGGAGAATTCGTTGTAGATTCTCCAAAAGGGGCTGTAGTTGATAAAAATACCGCTGGTGGAGGTGGTTCTGGTAGGTCTTATAACGACGATAGAACACACGAGCCACCAAAAGACCAGTTTGAAAAGAATAGACTACTCTATGATACTGACCCTCACGTTGGACACTCTGTAGATGTAAGTCTAGATTGGCTTCTTGCTGATGGATATAATATTTCAGAGCGTCATATTCCTGGCTCTGAAAAGCAGATGGATATTAAAGATTTAGCTCGATTCCGTACTCTAATAGCTAATTCTAATTTTGACAAAGTATTCAATCACTGGATAGAAAATGGCGCTATTGAAGGTCATGGGTTTATGGAACTTGTCGTTGAAGACGGTTCTTTCAAACCTAGAATTCTGCCCGGTAAGAAGATATATAAATTTACTGATGAATATGGGCAAGTTCAAGAATATATTCTAGAACCGCCTGAGGGTGGTACTCCTACAGATGATGATGCTACAAAGTACAAACCTTCTGACGTAGCAGAATTTTACTTTAGACGGAATCCTCTTGATGAATTTGGCCGCTCTCTTATAGAGCGAGTTAAAGAACAAGCTAATATTCTCCGAGATATGGAGATTGATTATGCCAGATTCGTCGCTAGCAAGGCATATCCTCCTATTTTTTGGAAGTGTGGAACTGGAGATGAAGATTGGAGCGAACCTCAAATAGATAATTGGCTTGACCAAGTTACAGAAATTGAACCAGATTCGATGATAGCTGGTCATGCTGATGTTGAAGCCGAGGTCGTTGGGACCACTTCTACATCTTCGAGTGCTGGAGCAATGCGTCTAGAAGAGACGTTCAGACACCATGAGCGCCGAATTGTTACTGGAATTGGTGTTCCGGCAGTCTTGGCTAATATGGACAATAAGGGTGGCTCGGCTGAAATTTTGATGCCTGGATTCAAGCGACGTATTCGTCGCTATCAAAATCTTATCAAAGAGTTTGTTGAAGAGCAGATTTTCCGCCCGCTGTATGTTGAAGTAGTTAAGGGTCAAAGTTTAGAAGACTACGATGGACTTATCCCAGAGTTTGAGTTTGGAGAACATAGTTCTGCTGAAGATAGACTTGAAATTGATAAACTTCTAAAGCTCTTCAACACCGGATTCCTTACTCGTGAAGCATTTGCAGAGCGAGCAGGAATAGACCCCGAGACTGAAATGCCTTCGATGGACGGTCTGAATGAGAATATTCTGCCTGTCCTTCAGAGTTTAGCTAACGAAGGTCAGAATCTTGGAGATGCTATTCAAAGTCCTGAAGGTGGTAGACCGACCGACAATGGTGGCGGGACACAATCTGCTGGTCGAGAAGTAACAAGCAGAGAAGATAGCTCTACAGACAATTCTGATGATGAAGATAGAAGAAGAAAGTCGCCTACAGAGGATGAAGATGTATGACTGATTCTGAAGAAGATTCTAATTTTGAATATGAAAATCCTGATGCCGTTTTAGCTCGTGTAGATGAAAGAACAAAACGAACTAACGAAATTCTAGAGAGAGTTATTGAAAATAGAATTGACCCTCTAGAAAAGCAAGTTGATAAAATAGACAACCGCTCCCGAAGAAATGCTATAATTGTAAGTGCAATAACTAGTGCTATCGCGGTTGTTGGAGCTTGGTCGCTAAATCTTATACCTACGTAATATGTCTAATTTAACTATTGAAAAACTATATTTTGCTGCTTATCAGTTTGATACTGGTGAGTGGGTCAAGTGGTCTTGGGATGGAGCCGATGTGTATGGCGAAATTCGTGGCCGAACTAAAGATTCTTTTACTGTAGACGGAAATAAAGTTACTGGTGAAGATGGTGAAAACGTCTACAAGATGGAAGAATACGATTCTGATAGCGGCGAATTTACAGGACAGATGGTTGCTAAGGCTGAAAGTTCTGTAAGTTCTTGGGCCGGACCTCAGAATTCGAGCGACATTGAAGGCGCTGCTCTATCCATGACTTTTGAAATGGATAAAAGCAGAATTTTCGAGGCTTGGGATAGTCTCGTCAATATGAGCGAAGAAGAAATGGAGATGTGGGAAAAACACCCATGCTCTGATGTAGGTGTTGACAATGGCTCAGATTGGAGAGACAACACCATGATGCTCATGGGCCAAGCTCCTGATGGCTGGAACGAAGAATCTTATCGAATTGCCAACAGAATAGTTTCTTGGGCAAGAAAGCACATCGACGACCTTCCTGATAATGCTCCAAGCGGCGGCGAAGGTACGTGTCCTGCTCCACTAGCTGTGAAAATGCTCAACAGGGGTATAAATCCTTTTGATGAATCCCCAAGTGGAAATCCAACTTTCAGTGAGAGTGTAGATACTGTTGAATTTGCTTCTGACAGCCAAGAGCTAGATGAAGTATATTCAAAGTGGTCTGAAAAAGTTAATATGACCGCTTCTAAATTGGAGAGGTGGTCTGAGCATCCTTGCGCTGATACTGCTTCGAAAGACCCTGAAGCAGTTCGTAAGCGCAACATGAGGTTGCTTGAAAAGAATAAGTCTGACTGGACACAGAGAGACATAGACGACGCTAAAAGAACTGTTTCTTTCATCTCCCGAATGAAAGGTCAGCGGCCCGATAGTCCATCTGAAGGTGGCAAAGGGACGTGTCCGAGTGAGTGGGCTGTAAGTCTGCTCAACTGGGCGTATAATCCGTTCGATTCACTTCCTGAAGGCGACCCGAAGCCTGAGCAAGAGAATTCTGCCTCCCTCGATGATTCCAAAATAGCGTTTGCTGCTTCGGCTATTTCACCGAAGCGGAAAGAAATTGTTCAAGATTTTAATGAACACGGAATCAGAGAGAATTATGACGACAATGGAAACCTAGTTTCGGTCGATGCTGTTTTCGAAGCAATGGAACCTGGACCACCTGAAGACCGAAATGGTGTTCGAATTACTAAAGATTTCCTTCAGAATGTAGCTGAGAAAGATTACTCGAATAATCCGCCGTACATTATGGACCACACTAAACAGACACTTTCTCAGATTGGATTTGTTAAAGACGTGTGGTTCAACGATAGTACGAATAAGTTAATGCTCATGGCTAGAGCGTACAATACTGGTTCTCAGACTCATAATGAAATTATTAGTCGGCTCACGTTCGACCCTCCGACGTTAACTGACGGCTCTGTTGGATTTGGTAATCAGTACGAGTCTGAAGTTAACGACGACGGCGAAACAGAGCTAGTTGATGGAAAGTTGCGTGAATTTTCGACTACTCCTTTCCCGGCTGGATATGATGAAGGCGGTCTGAAGACTGACTATTCTGAAGATGAATCCTCTGAGGTTGGCGTTTTTGTTGTCGCCAGCTAATGAAGAGGGAAGAGATTGCGGTCAGTGTTCACCCTTGACACCACAAAATTCTAATTAGAAATATGATTTTCAAGACTATTGAATACGACGACCTTGACGACATGGAGGCGGGCGAGCTTCGGGAGCTTATTCAGAAGTTCTCTAAGGCTCAGTCTGTCAATCAGGAAACCTTTGAAGAGGTTACTGATACTGTTGAAGAGTTTGAAGAGCATGATAGCAAGCTGACTGACGAAGTTGCTGAAAAGACTTCTCTAAGTAAGGAATCCGCTGAGGCTCTTTCTTACAGTGATAAGAAGTCTCTCCTCGATGATATTTCTGACGAGTCTGAAGAGGAAGACTTTGAGGAAGATGAAGACGAGGAGACTGAAGAATTCAATGACCACGGTACTCGTGGTGAAACCCACGGAGAAGGTGGCACCCCTGAACACGTTGAAAAGGCATTTGACAGCATCTCTGGTGCCCAGATTTAAAATTTTTATTAACTAACAATGACTGATATTCGATTTTCCAAGGCGAAGAATCATCCGCTTAACCGCGATGGTGAAACGATTACGGTCAAGGCCTCCGAGGGCGACCTTGTTGGTCTGACTGAAAATAACGACGGCGAAACTGAAATGGTTCAGGCTGATGCTGATTCTGATAGCCCACAGCCTGCTATGGGTGTTCTGATGGAAGAGGTTCAAGACCCGACTGATGTTAACGTCAGTGGCTTTGAAGATGCTTATATCGAGCAGCGTCAGCTTCGGCGTCAGGTTCGAGAAGATGATTATACCCTTGTCGGTGACGAGGGTACGTATGTCTTTACTGGCGTCTATCTTGAAGACGTTGACGGCGACCTCGACCTGACTCCCAACGAGCCGGTCTACCTCGCTGTCGGTGGCGGCGTTACACAGAGCAAGCCTGATGGTACTACTGGCAACATTCTCCAGTACGTCGGCGTTGCTGTTGATGCGACGACGTTCCTGCTTGATGTTGAACACGAGTACGAGACGGCGGCGTAAACTAGCGAATTCTAAGACTTATATTCTATAACTATGGCACGACGTGACCCCGAACTTTACACGGCTGACGACGTTCCTCTGACTGAGATTGTCGAGAACGCTCAACAGATTGTTGATTACTTTAATAACGAGGCTGAGGTTCCTTTCGTTGAGATTTTCGTTGAAGAGATGGACCAGCAGACGTTCATCCAAGAAATCAACGAGAATCGACCTGACCAGTTCGAGCCGCTTGCTGAGGGTGAATTCCCCGGCTTCCAGAACGACACTAGCCTCCCTGACTACAACGAACTGACTATCCGAACGACCGAGTACGGTAAGTCGCTCGGTATGACTCAGAAGTTCATCGAGAAGAGTTCTTCTGAGCGCGTTCAGGATAAGGTCAACGAGGTTGTCGAAGGTGCGACCGAAACGATGATGGAAGACACCTTCGAGGTTATGTTCGATTCCGTCTATGACGGTTCCGGTAACCTCTGGTTCGAGATTCCTGACTACGGTGCGTATACCTTTGATGATTCGCACTCGCACCAGATTCCCGACTCGACGGCTCTGTTCAACGACATTAACGTTCCCGACGAGAGTGGTAATGGTTACACGGCAATGCAGCACTTCGAAGCTGCTGCCGAACACCTCCGTCACCACGGCTGGACCAGCGGCCAGAAGGTTGCGCTCATTTCGAAGGATTGGAAGTTCAAGATTAAGGAAGAACTGACCAACGGTGCTGACTATCATATCCCGATGGCTGAGGGCCTCCGAAACACGAATATTCGTGACATGGAGGGCGCTACTCCCGGCGGTGTCCAGCTTATGCAGTCGCCCTACCTGACTGGTGACGAATTCCTGATGTACGATGCTGGCATCCAGCCGGTCAAGATGTATACTGAGCGAGAGCTTCAGCTTACGCAGCCTCAGGGCGGTCCTGTCAGTCACCCCGGCGACATTATCAACGGCTCGGCTACGATGGACTACGGCCTTGCCAACACGAACCCGCTTGCGATGGTCGAATTCAGCGGCGTCGAGGTTGACTGGACTGCGAGCCAGACGCGGTACTGAATATTAACTAACAACTCTTAGCTCGATTTATGGCAACTTCTGATGATACACTTGTAAGTGAAGTTCGGTCTTTTGCACAGTACAAACCAGCAGTAGTCAGTGACGAAGACCTGTCGGTCGCCGTAAAGCGGGCTAAGAGCCATTTACTCTCTGAAGCCCCACTCCAGTCAGAAGATGTTGACTGGTATGGCGACGACAATCAAGAAGAGGCGCTTTTCTGGGCCTCAATGCTTTTCAGTAAGGTTCAGACAGGCGCTCTTGACGCGAAAGCAATCAGTGTTGGAGCAATAGAAGAAAGTGAGCTTCTAGCACAGGCTGATGGCGAAATTACGATGTGGTATGAGAACTACGCCAAGGCCAAACAGATTCTAATTTTGAACAGTGGTGGCGGCACCAGGGTATCTCGTTCTGCTCGAACTTCTACTGGTGGACAACGGAGCTACACAAAACGTGAAGAACTATGACTAGAAATCTTTCAACGGCTCTTTCTAGACTTGGAAGAGAAGTTCCAGTCTATGTTGAGTCAAATACAGGGTCGGAAGACGCTTTCGGGCAGTCTGAAATGGCATGGAGCGCCTATGGAGACGGGACTGTCCTCGCTGCGAGGTCTTACCAGAATAGAAATACTACGATGAATAGCAGCGATGGTCAGCGACACCGTGACCGTCCTGTGTTCTTTTTCCCTGTTGATGATGCTCCACCGGCTGACGCTCGGATAAAGTACGAGGGAAGCTGGTACGAGCTTGACGCTGTTACACGACATAGCACGCACGCGGTCGCGCCCGGTTCTTCTGTTATTGACGAGACGTTTGCTCCTGACAATTAATATATATGGGTGACATTGAATTCGAGGTCGATTGGGACTCTATCGAAATTACGGTAGAGAAAATTAAAGAGCGAGTCCACGACGGGGCTGAGAAGGGCCTCGATGATGCTCTATCTGTCGGCCAAGAAGCTGCTGTAGAAAGAATTTTACAGCGACGGACTCCGTATACTACTCCACATCTTCACTCTTCTTTTGACCATCATCAATTCGATTTGGGAGATGAAATTCAAGGTCACATTACTAATCCACTTGATTACGCTGCTTACGTAGACCAAGGTGTTTCTGGTACTGAGCGGAGTCGTGACACACCGTTTGCGTATACAGATTCAATGCCACCCATCGAAGAGATGATAGAATACGTTGAAGAGCGTATGGGTGGTTGGGATTTAGACTCAGATTTTGATTCTTCTGGTTTTGATGATGGAGACTCTGATTATTTCCGTCCATTAGAAGAGTATGATGTTAAAGATAAATATAGAAAAGAACGGATAGAAGACACAGAAAAATTAGCTAAAGACGTTGATGTTATTTATGATAACGGCTCAAATACTTTTGAAGCAACTATAACTGAAATAGATTCTGAAAATAATTCTGTTAAAGTTCTTTATACTGATTTAGAAACTGAAATAAATCTTGACTATTACCGACAGCAGATAATAGCTCGGGAAGACAAAACTACAATCAGAGAACTTGAAGAAGGAGATGAAGCTATTTTCTATGATGCTGCTCGTGGAGTAGGTCAAGAAAGTCTTGATAGACCCATTTACGGAGTCATAGAGCGGATAGATTATGACAGAGATGGAAATAAATCTGCTTATAAGGTAACAGACTACTTTGAAGAACGATTTGGTGGATTTTATACCGTAGATGCAACCAAGTCCAGAAATCTATACGGGCTTAGAGAAGAAAGAGATGATTGGGCTGAAGAAGTTGATATAGCATCTGGTCCAGAAGCTCCTCAAAGATTTACTACTCCTTCTACTATAGACAAAGACTTAATAAAAGAGTTATACAGTAGTAATCTTGATTTTGCCAGTGAAGTAGTAATAAAAGATAGTGATGGTGATAAATACGTTGCCAATCTCGTAGACGGTTACATTCAAGCAAAAACTTATGCTTTTGACGCTGGCCTCGATGCTGATGGAAATGAATTAAGATTCGAATTTGACGACGCTTCCGATGTAAAAGATGCAGATTGGGAGTTAGAAGGAGTACCAGATGAGCTTGAACGCTGGATGAAAGTAGAAAAAGGGGATGAAATAATCCTTGATATTGGCAAATATCCATACGCTGATAGTGCATATGAAGACTGGAATTTTGACAATCCTAATGTTTCTGATAAAATAATAAGAGCTAAAGTAGCTAATGTAAGAACTGATTCGGGAGGATTTAGAGAAGTAGCTATAGAAACTCACCAAGCTAGCAATCTTCAAATTAGAGACGCATCCTTTGAAGGATTTATTGGGACTCGTTCTGAAGACCCCGCTGTTTGGAACGCTAAAACTCTCCAAGTTGGAGATAAAGTAACCGGCGAAACAATAACTGGTGAAGAGGTTACTGGTAGATTTATAGAGAGAAAAGATGATTACAAGTCGTACCAATTGGGTGAAATAAAAATATTTAGTGAAGAAGACGGAGCTAAAAGAATAGAAGCTAAAACTCTGAAAAATATCTCTAAAGATACTAGTTGGAGAAAAGAAAATGAGCTACCAGAAAATTACTCTCTACCAGATAAATTTGAAGAATACACTAAACAAGTATACGAAGATGCTGAAGAAGATAAAGAATATCTAGCTTGGGATTACAGAAAAGGAAAGTTCATAACTGTAGTTCCTGATAGATTTAATACCTATACTAAAGTTGGGGGTCATCCTGAAAAACCATATAGACAATCTTCTGTTTCAAATGAGAATCCAACTTATAAGATAAAAATAGTTGGAAAAGAAATAGACCAGCAAACTCCTAATGAATACGACCTCCCTGTACCTCAAAATTCTACTGATGAAAGCTTAGATAATAATCAGACAATATCTTCTGATTGGTTTGAATATATTAATGAAGCTACTCCAGATGAAATAAAAGAAGAAATATCTACTGGAGATAATATAAGCCCTGAACAAGCTGAAATACTCCAAGCATATCTACTTCTAGGAAATGATACAGAAGAAGTTCCAATGTATGCTAGCTCTAACACATTTAGAGCTAAAGTGAGCGATTTTGTAGAATACAAAGAATTTGGAGTCAGTAGTTCACAAGCTAGTGATGTATTTGCCTCTTATGACAAAGTTGTAAAAGACATAAATCCAGTAATAGGTTCACACGTATTAGCGAATATTGAAAAAGTTATTGCTAAAGATTTTACTGGAAGCTATAAAGCAGGCGACCACAATTCAAATAAAAACAGAATTAGATTAGGAGTACACAGAAGTAGAAAAGAAATAAAATCTACTATGGCTCACGAAGTGGGTCACGAAGTTCATCATCTGCTCGGTCTTGGATTTGATAATAGCACTTACAATGACGACAACTTAGACAAGGACATATTAGATATTGAGCTTGGTATTGACTCTTCAGTTGTCGATGATGAAGCAGAAGAAGCTTTGAGTTATCTCAGAAAGGCTTGGGAAGAGCATAAAGAAAATCCAAACTATACCGAACTTAGAGAATACGAAAGAAAACACGGAGTTGAAAAATTGGCTGTCTCATACAGATATTATGTAGAAAAACCTGACAGGCTAAAATTTAAATCTCCAAGGATGTATCTGTTTTGGGAAGAATATTCAGAAAATAAAGAGCGAGTAGAAAATTTTGATGAATTAGAACCCGGAGCATCTATTGGAGTAGATTTGGGTCAGCCAGAAATGAAGACAGTAGACACTATTCAAAAGATAGAAGAAAATTCTTCTGGTAAAATAGAAGTTACAATGGAAGATGGTGTAACTTATAGAAGAAACGCATTTGAACAAATGGAGTGGGTGAGTGTCAAATGACAAGAGCAGCAATTAGAAATATCGAAACTGGCGAAATAGCCGGAAGTATAAGCGATAAAACTTGGAGTTACGAAACTCTTGATTTCAAAAATCATGTTGAAAATCTTCTTGCTCCCAATGATTCTATTTATACCATAACAGCCACTTCTTATGATGAAGGGTCTTTATCTGACAGTATAACAGAAAGACAAGAAGGAGATATTGAATTTGGAGGTACATTGATTGAAAATCTAGACCACCCTTATTATCTTGTATTTCCTGAAAAGAGAGAAGAATTTGAAATATAATGCCCACTATTGACGAGCTTATTGAAGAACACGGCGAAGAGACAGTCCGAAAAGCCTTCTGGCTCCAAGAAAAAATCTATGAAGAAGGCATTGAGGGCGTGGATTTCTCCGAAGCAGCCGAATCGAGAATGAAACAGCAAGGACCACTCTTGGTCAAGAAGGCTATTGAAGACAATCTAACGCGGTCGGTATAGAATTATGGAAGTAACTGAGTTAATTTCTGCTCTCCAGTCACATCTGGACACACAGCTTTCTACTGAAGTACTGGTTTCAGGTTCCGACCAGCGGCCTGTTCCGGGTGTAATAATTGAAGACTGGAACGCTACGCACATGGATGGGTCGTTAAATAACTACCTCACTTCTGTCTATGACGACCAAGGAGACGAGGCAGCGCGGATTTACAGAATTCCGTATGAGTGTCGAGTTTCCTTTATGGTAAGAGGCAGTGGGGAATTAGAGGGCAGTCAGCTTCATGATAAGCTCAAAAAAGAGTTGATGAGGTTGTCTACACGCCCCTCAATGCTTTCGAATAGCATCTCCAGCGTCGATTTGAACGGCGGCGGTGGAATTTCGCACCAATTTGTTAATCCGTCTGAGAGCGAATTTAATCAGGCGGCTACGTTCACTACTTCCTTAATTTTGGAAGATTCTGATTACGAGAATATTGAAGAAGTTACAACAGAACTTGACATTGTAAATTAATTTAACTATGCTTGGTAATACTAAAGAACCCGGAGTTACTTCTTCGGTCAACAGCGCACCGTTTGTGAGTGGTTCTGCCGACTCGCCCGGTACGCCGCTGATTGTTGGAGAGGCAGACCTTGATAGTGGTAGTGCAAACACCGAAGAGGTCTATTCTATTAGTAATGGTTCTCAGGCGCAGAATCTATTTGGTAAAGATTCTCGTCTGACGTATAATATTTTTGGAGCAAGCAACCAGGGAGCTTCGCCCATTCTTGCTGTTGCTCCCGAAGAAGAAACCGTCAGTCAAGACCTTTCTGGTCTAACTGACACGACTAGTCAGCTTGATAATCCGGCTAAAGAGTCGGTCGAAGATATGACGGTCACTGTCGATAGCGAAGACAAGACAGTTGAATTCTATCTTGAAGACCTGGAAGAGAAGACTGTCGAGTCGGGCAAGGTCTACTTCAATCCGGCTACTGACCGATTCAAGCTCGATGAAACGCCGAGCAGCAGCGGGACATTTGAGTACACCCACGTCAAGTATCAGAGCGCCCTCAATGCTGTTGAAGAGTATGGTGGCGACTTTGATTTCCTGACTGCTCTGAAAGAGCGGTCTGGAGTTACGTCGAGTGTTCTTGGAACAGTTACTACCAGGGCTAGTGAGTATAGCTTTGCTCTGGCTGTTGCTGGTGTTGAGCCGCCTGTTGATGCGAGTGAATTCTCGAACAGTTATGATGATTCGCGGCTTCAACTAGTTGCTCCATCGCGTATGGACAACATGGAGTCGCTTCTTGGAGCCTTTGTCGGCCTCCGTGCTGCAATCGGTATTTCTTCCACTCCCATCAATCAGCGACTTGTTCTTCGAGACAGACCGTACCGCGCCCTCAATGAGACTGAGCGTGGCGACCTGATTGATAAGTTCGTTACACCACTTCAGCGGATTGGTCAGAGCGCGGCTGTTGTTGACGACCTTACTACGGTCAGTGACGAGAACAGCGAAGAGCAGGCTTACAAGTACGGCTTCTCGCGGCTTGTTGTTGATTTCCTGATTGGGACTGTCCATGAGCTTGAACAGCCCTTTATTGGAAAGTTCAACTCGCCGGGTGTCATTGGTCAGCTTGAAGACCTTCTTAACAAGTCTGCTCGACCTCTGACTCAGAGTAATGCTATCTACTCGTATAATGCTGAAGTTGAGCTAGTCACTCCGACGACTGCAAAGGTCAGATTCTATGCTGATGTTGCTGAACCAATCAGATTCATCGACAACGACTTTGTGATTGGAAACGACCTGACGCTTCAGAATTAAATAAAATTTTTATTAATTAACTATGGTTTCTACTCCCGACAATCTTGACAGAGTTGAGACGGCTGCGAATATTTTTGTTCGGATGAGTGTTGACAATTCTTCGTTTGAAGTTCCTGTTTCTGAAGTTGACCTCACTAAAGAGGTTGACGTTGAACGTGTTCGAGAAATTGGCCTCTATCCTGATGGATATGCAGTCAATGCTATAGACGTTGATGGTTCGATTAGTTTTGCTGGAAATGTTGTCCGTACTCCAAACGGTAACGAAAGAAATTTGGACAGCCTTCTTTTCCTTGAAGACGGTTCTCCAAAAGTTTTTGATATAACGATTGTTCATGCCGACGAAGAAAATCCTTCCGACACGGTTGGTGGTGACAATCCTGAAACTAGAAACACTGAAACTATCGAAAATGCAATTGTGACTACTTCAGAGTATAGCGCGTCTAGCGGCGAATCTACCGAATCGAGCTATGAATTTATGGCTCAGAGAATTAGCTAATTATGTCTGACAAAGCCAATATTCCCCGCCTCAAAGAACTTGCTATCCGTGGTAAAGAATACAGAGAAGAAAACGAGTACGAGTATTTCGGTGAAACTATGCGGCTCGGAATTGGGCCGCTTGAAGACCAGCGCCTAATTCCTATTACTGGTACGCTTCAGTCGAAGTTTGGAATGGATATTGAAGATGCGACTGAAGAGATTGAAGAGAGCCGCGAGGGAGGTGACATTGACCCTGCGAAGCTCGACCAGGAGTTTGTGGTTCTCATGGCCCGCGCTGCTATCGAAGGCATTGACCAGTCTATGTGTGACGCTGATGGTATGAGTGATGAAGAAATGGAGCAGGTCTTCGGTATTTTTGACGACGAAGAAGAAAATATTGGACTCCGAGACGGTCTAACGCTCGAAATTGCTCAAGACGTGCTGGACATTTCTGACGACGACGAGAAAGCAGAAAACTTTCGTAGATAGCGGATTCGCGGCTGAGGTTGCGATACTTGAAAAAGAGTACGACAGGGGAATAGTTGGCGATTCACAACTTGACATGACCCCTTTCCAGAAACAGGTTTTACTTCTGGAAGAAAAGCGCCAGCAAGAAGAAGCCGAACAAGAACACGGACAAGGCGCGTCTCCATCTGGCACCCTCAATGCTTCGAGGGGTGGCTATACTGAAAAAATTTCATATAAAAACGAACAGAGTCACGAGACAGAAAATCAAGCTACTTTTGTTGAATAATTATGGGTGTTGATATTGACGTTCATCTGAAGAAAATAGATTCTTCAGATATAAAGAAAATTGAAAGACAACTTGAATCAATTGGAGACGATATTGATATTAACTTTGACCTTGATAAAATTCTCGACGGAGACTTTGACGAGCTTGAACTGAAGCTCGATGAAGACAACCTCAAGAGTCAAATTCAGCGTGCAATGCACAAGGTTAAAGCTGACATGGAGGCGGGGGTGTTTGAACCGTTTGCTGGTGGGGGTGAAGGAGAGCGCGGCCTTTCGTCACCAGCAGTAAGACAGCGGGCTAAAATGATTAGCGAGCTTCAAGCTGTCAACAGAAAGCTTGCTGGAAATAATCTTGGACAGAATATTTCTATTACAGAAAACTTGCCGGGTTGGAAGAAAAGCAACAAACCCAGTTCAATTAATTATGATGATAGTGTTGCTGATTTTGACCTAAGTGGTTCTACAATAGAACTTACTGACTCTGAGAAACTATTTCCTGATGGAATATTTAGCGAATTTGAAACTCCATTAGAAGATATGAATTTTCTCAGAACACCTCGCGGAATGAAGTTCGATGGAAAGCGCCTTAGCGAAATGCTCGGTGCTGGCGGTGGTCCGGCTCCTGGTGTTCCACGGCGCGTCCAAGATTTGATGGACCAGCCTGAAGGTGGGTTAGAGAGAGCAAGTAGAAGTGCGTTAGTTAGTGCTTCTCGTAATAATGGCTCTATTCCAGATATTGACTCAAATAAAGTTCGATTTAAAAGAGCCAAGAAGCAACTACAAGCACTCGATGTTGTCGGTGATAAACTCGTTTCGACGTTTAAACGACTACAGCCTTCGTTCAGAAAGGTCTACGCTATTACTGCTACGCTTCTGCCTGCTATTGCTGGCCTTGCTGTTCAGCTTGGAGCGGTTGCTACGTCTTTCTTAGCTCTAGGTGCTGTTGGAGCTACCATTGGCCTTCTTGGGATGCTTGGCGGCGAAGCAAATACTCTTGAAGGCTCGATGAAGCAGGCCGAAGACCGGATGGAGAGCTTTAAAGAATCTCTTTTCCAAGCTATTCAGCCTATTGCTGACCTATTTGGTCCTATCGTAGACCGCTTTCTTGGTGCTGTTGTTAACAAGGTCAGAGGACTAACTGACGAGCTTGCTGCACTTCGTGGCTATAGCGGAATATTCTTTGAAGGACTGGATGCTGGTGCTGCACTTCTTGAAGGGCTTCTTCAGAGCATGGTCAATCTCCGTCCGGTGATTGAACAAGTAGTCTCTCAATTTAGTGGTCTAACTGCTGGCGGATTCGTTCAATTTTTCCGTAACGTAATCATTGAGGGGGCGAAAAGCTCTGACACTCTGGCTAAGATAGCTGGAATGTTGTTCCAAGTGGGTAGACTTGTCTACTTTGCTCTGAAGGCTGTTGTGAGATTTGTTGGAGTCCTTTCGACCTTTACGCCTATTATTAGATTAGTAGCAGATATTCTAGGAAATAGATGGGTTCAAGCTCTTTTAATAATTATAGCTTCGATTGCTTCTCTTGTTGGAATAATTATTGCAGCTTCAAAGGCTATGACTCTGATGATAGGAGCTATTTTGGCTCTAAATGGTCAGTTAGTTTTACAAGGTGGCCTTCTTAGCTATCTCAGTTCTCTTTGGGCTGGTAGTTGGATTTCTTCTGCTATTGCTGGTATCTACGGAATGGTCCAAGCTGCATGGGCGCTCAATGGCGCTCTCGGCGTTGCAGCTAAACTTGCGACGGTTTTGATGGGTGTTTTGACACTTGGTGCTGGCTTGGCTATTGCTGCTGGAGCAATCGGAACACTCCAAGATACTCTTTCTCCTGATGTTCCATCTACAGGAGGGGGTGGTATAGCTGCTGGCTCTGGCGGAGAGACGTACAACGACGTGACGATGAACTTCCAAGGTGACATGGACTCTACGAGCCGACAGCGGATGGTCGATGTTACTGAAGGTGTGATGTATGAAGACGACCTTTCGAGCGGTCAATTTGGTTCTAACGGACTATGACAGACAATGAATTTCCAACTTCTGCAACTCCTGATAGCTTAGATTTTAGTATACATACTATAGAAGACAGTGCTGAAGACTTTATTCCATTGTATTATCCTTCTCGTTTTACTATTACTACCGAAAAGAAATTAGAGAGAACTGAAATAGGTTGCGACGGAGAAGCAGTTTCTATTGAAAAACTAAAGAATTCTACTTTCCATGTTACGGGTAAGGTCCACGCTTCAGATTTGAGCGCCCTCAATGATATTGCCCACACAACTCAAAAAGTCGAGATAAACACACCGGCACTGCCGACCGGCTCGATGAACGCCTATGTAAAGTCAGCAGAACGTGGTGAGATTATCGGCTACGATGCGTACCCTGAAGCTGAAGAGTGGATGTTCAAATATACTATTGACTTAGTTAGCACAGGCGAGAACGAGTACGAGTCTTCTTCGAAGAATAGATACGTAGAATACGAAGGTACTGCTGTTGACCAAGAGATTAGAGACAAAGAAGGATTTGGCCTATGATTTGCGACAGTGGTGAAATTTCTCCAGTTTCTATTGATTTTCAGGAAGCGGGAACACTATATCCTGAAGAACTTTCTTTTTCTACCAGTGACGATAACTACGACACGCTAATATGTAAATTTGGCTCGGAGACTGCACAGCGCCTCTATGATAACAGAAATGAAGGTTTAAACGAAGTTCAGCGAGCTACTTTTAGAGTGCATGGAGAACCAGTCAAGGCCATGTACTATAAGCCTGATTTTTTACAGCTAGGTGAAAACATTGAGGCGCGTGATTACTATGGCGTTCTTGAACTCCACGACCTCCATGAACATCTGAAAAATGGGATTGTTGACTATGCTCCACAAGAAGCTACTGTAGAAGATATTTATAGAGAGATTTGGAGAAGAGTAGAAACGTCTAACAATATAATTACTGGACTCGAAATAAATATTGAAGATTCAAGTACTAGTGTATCAGAAGCTCGTGGATTTAATAGTAATGAAAGGGGTGGAGCTTTAGGTATATCTTCTCCCGTAGGAGATGATGAAATACTTGACGTAGATTTTAATTGGGTAATTAATTTTGATGAGCAATCTCCTTTGAAATCAATACAAGAAGCAAATAAAAAGATGGCATTAACTTCTCATATTTCTCCAGAAGGGAAGTTAGTCATAGGAGACTATAATTCTAATAATTCCCATACTGCAAATAAAATAAGAGATGGAGAAAGTCACCTAATAAAAAGTGTTGGAGTTACTGGATATAATTCAGATGTTGGTAAAGTTATATTAGAAGGAGATACTAGTACAGGAATTCCCGGTAATACTGCTGAAAGTATAGAAAATACTATTGAGTATTGGAATCCTTTTGACGATGCTGGTGGAAGAGTCAGAGGAAAAGTAATAGTTGAAACTCCTACTGGTGGAAGAACAGTTACGTTAGAAGGTCACGAGTTAACTCCAAGACCTGAATATATGGTTCCAGTTGCTAAAAGGGCCTTAGTGGGAATATTGTCTAAGAATCCTTCTGGTCAAATAGTATTAGATTATAATAATGGTATAGATACTAATATAAAAGTTGGAGATACTATTCAACTAGAAAATCCTGTTACGTGTGGAGATTTAGTTAATCCATCATATTCTGCTAATGAATATATTGTTTCAGGAGTTACACATAGATACAATAGCTCTTGGGAAGTTATAATAGAAGTGATAAACGACCTTGGAAATATATTAGATAATATAGATGTTACTTTCGAATACTGGGATATAAGTGACCAGCAAGGATTCGAACACAGCGAACTATATGACTATCTAAATAAAGAAGATGGTCAATTTAATGGTGACTTTTACTAATGGTTAAGAAGTTTGGAAAAAGGCGCGGAGAAGTTGCTTCTGTATATATTTCTGGTGGCAATGTATTTTGCACTATTGAAGATAAAGATATTCCAAATAGAGAATACAATGCTAAGTTAACCACTACATCTATTTCTGAAACTTCTATTCCTCCAGTTGGAACAGAAGTTCTAGTAGAAAAAATAGGTGGAGAAGTTTTTGTTACAAATATAGTATCTTCTTCTGTAGAAAGTGGATTGTCAGAGTCGGAAGTGAAAGAAGGAGCTGTTAATCAATGCGCCTCAATGTCGTTCGTCTTCGCTCAGAGAGACGGTGCTTCTGACCCGGAAAAGCTCTCTATTGAATACCGAGATGGGGGTTATGTTATCGACCTCGATGTAGACGGTGATATAACCATTGACGCGGGTGGTGACGTAACTATCAAAGAAGGTGGGACTGCGAAGAAAGTCTTGACTGAAGACGCTGTGTTCGAGTACGAAGATACAGACGAGAACGGCTCGACCGCGACGAAGACGACCTCAAAGGTTTCGAACGGAGAAAAGACCAGTGTTGAGATAGAATGAAAGATTTAGACCTTGACGGCAGTTTACAACCAATCTGGTCTGGTACAAAAAACTACCAAGTTACAGAAGGTAAAGAAACTCTGCAACAGATTGTAAGGCTGAAAGCTATTAAAAAGACATACAATATTTCTTCTGAGTACCAAGATAGTCTTATTCCTCAAAAAATAGAAAAAGAAATTAGAAATATTGCACGAGAGTTAGATTTTATTGATTCTGTTGCAGATATATTGGTAGAGCGAGAAGAAAATTCTTATTCAGTTGATATTCAACTTCAATCAAACGACGAATTTAATATTGATTTAGATTCAGTATGACTTATAATAAAGATACTGCTCAAGTAGAGCCACGTTCCCAAGAAGAATGGCTAAATTTAATTTTAGATGATGGGTCTGACTACTGGGGCGACGATATTACTGAGAGAGAAGATACTGCTCTTCACTATTTTTATGAGCCGTATGCCGGTCGTCTAGCAGAACTTGAACAGCAGCTTCAACAGGTCCACGAAGCATTGAGGGTCGATGATGCTGAGGGTCAGGAACTAGACTATCTTGGCGAACGCCTTGGAGTCTCTAGAAGGGAAGCAGAAAAATCTACAGGAGAGGTGAAGTTTAGCAGAAGTACAGAAGCAACTAAAGATTATTATATTCAGAAAGGTACTGTTTTAGAGACTGGTTCTATTGACTCAATTGAGTTTGTTACAACAGAACAGGGTCTAATAGAAAGCGGGACAAAAGAAGATACTGTTAAAGTAGAAGCTCGAAGGTCTGGTAGTCAAGCAAACGTAGCATCTAATACTATTACCGAGACTTTCAGTGATATTGTAGGAGTAGAATCTGTAACCAATCCTGTTCAAACATCTGGTGGTAGAGATATAGAAAAAGACAAGTCATATAGAAATAGAATAAAAACCAGTGTTGGAGAAATTGACGTTACTTCTGGTCAAGTAATTTTCAATGAGCTATCCAGCCTTGAGTATGTAAAAGAAATAAGATTTATAGATAATTCTGAAGATGAAGCTGGAAGCGACCTCAATGCTCATGAAACGGAAATTGTAGTAGATTCAGAAAGTGGTCATAGCGACGAAATAGCTCAAATTATATTCAACAACACTCCTGCTGGCGTTAACCTAGTTTCAGGTGTTCATGGACAGTCTAATAGTGGTGTAGCAACATTAGATAATAGTCAGAGTTTCACTATTCCGTATTCTACTCCGTACACTAAACAAATCTATGTAGATGCTGATGTTACACTTTCTTCTGATGTAGACAAAGATATTATTAAAAATAATATAGTTGAATATATTGGTGGAACAAAAACTAATGGTAGTAATATTTACGGACAGCTAAATGTTTCAGAAGATGTTCTATATGGAGAAGTAGAGTACAACATTAGAAATACTGATGAAACGTATGATATTACTTCTCTTAAAATAGGAACATCTGACAATCCAACTGGAACTTCTAATATAGAAATTCAAACCAACGAACGTGCTGTTATAGATTATTCTAATATAGATATAACTACTACTATTAGATAAATGACTACATTTGAAGAAAATAAAATAGCTCTTGAAGAAGACCTTCCAGCATGGTTTCCTCGTAATGATGAAGTAAAACGTCTATTAGAAGGAGCAGCAACAGCTTCTTCAACGTTAGAAAAAGAAATAGAAGAAGTAAAAAAAGGTTTAATTTTACAAGAAGCTCAAACAAAAGCAGAAATAGAACAAATAGCTTCTCCTACTAGGATAAAGTATAAAGACTCATATTCTATAAACGAATATAGAAACAGAATACTAAAAGAATTTCAAAAGCTAAGTAGAAATTCTTCATCCAAAGAAATTGTAGAACTTTTCAGCCAACTTCTTAATGTCGATAAAGAACTGGTCAAAATTTCTAATTTAGAAAATGAACCCAAGTTAGAAATTAGAGCGCCATTAGCTTCTATTGAAGAACAGTTTGGAAGTGAAAATTTAATATCTGAAATACTTTTAAATTCTACTGCTGCTTCTTATGGGTTAGAAGTTTTTGGAGTAGGTTCTCTAAGATATATTTCTGAATCTGAATACGAAAGCGAAACTTACGATTCAAGTGAAGGATATGCAACGCTCGACCAAGACGGAAACGTGACTAGCGGCGGAACATATAGCGGTTATTATCTAAAATAATATGGTAGACTACAATACAAATTTGAAAGATTGGGGTTCGGCTGGTACTGAACCTCCTGATGGGTACAGCTATGGTGACGGTGTTCCTCCAGTTGACGTGTATGACAACTGGCTCATTGATAACATAGTTACTGATTTGCAGCACCTCACTTCGCTAACTAACGATAGAGTTGAATCTGATAAAGGAACTTCTAGACCTACTTCTCCAGAAAAAGCACACCTGTTTGCTGATACTAGCGATGGTAAACTAGAGTGGTACGACCAGTCTTCAACTTCATGGAGTCGCGCCCTCGATGCTACCGGAGATGTAATGGAGGGTGGTTTGACTTTGAATTCAGGAGCAGAAGTTAAAGGAAATTTGAATGATGATAATTCAAATACTATTTGGGATTATTCTGCTGGTGAAATTCCTGATTCTGCAATGGGAACTATTGATAATACTACGTTAACTAATAGTTCCCTCAATGTAGCGGGGAATTCTGTTTCTCTAGGCGGTTCAACGAGTGTTGAACTTGGTGATTTGTCTAACGTTAGCGCAAGTGGTGAAGGTTCTGGCAACGGTTTCAATGCTGACAAAGTTGACGGAAAAGACGCTGACGACCTCGGTGTTGTCGTAGAAGACAATGGGACGGCTGTGTACTCCCCATCAACGGGTGTTAACTTCGGGACTGGTATCGACGTTGCCGACGATGGGGATGGCACTGTAACCGTCACAGCAGCGTCTACACTGACTCAGTTATCCATCGACGCCAACAAGGACTGGGGCAATTACGACATTTCGAACGTTCGCAAATTTACCGCTGAAGATGGTATGGTCATGAACAAGACGCTTGAGACGACTGAAGCGTTTACCATTGAAGCAGGCGAGTCGATGGTTGTTTCGGGTGACTATACAGTCGGGACGGATTCAACGTTGACAATTAAAGATGGCGGTTCAATGACGGTGATGTAATCATGGGATTTAGACTTAAAGATTTGTACGAGTGGTACGAGGATGGAGCGAATAATCGGTCGATACTTGAGACACTGCAAAGTGGCAAGCAGTTTATCTTTAACGACGATGGGACGTTTGAGGCTGATTCGGTCAGTACAGATGTTGTAGGTATCACTGGCGCTGGCGACCTCTACAAAACGGACGAGTTCGCCACTATCCAAAACAATCCTGTCGTCATCGATAGCGAGCAGACAACTACGAGCACGAGTTATTCCACAATACACAATTCAAAGGGTGTGTTCGACCTTGGCAATAATCCACCAGCAACGTCACTGTACGGCTTGTTTATCACGGTAATGCGGAACGATACGGGCGGCGAAACCACGAGCGCAGTCCCGCGCTTGTTCGGTCTGGGTGGCGACGTAAAAGAAATGAGTGAATTAGAACTCTCGGTGACAGACACATCGAAGACGCGAGTATCGACTGGGTGGACGGAAATCACAACCTCGCTCACTGACGACTTCTATGGATGGACGTATCGAGGTAAAGTGACTGCTGGCACTGGTGCGTTCAATTTCAGTTCCGCACTTAGTGGAGCACTCGCGTTTGCATGGAGGGTCGACTAATGGCGGTCGTGTGGTTCTACGATCCTGAAACTGGCGACCTCTATTACCCCGACGAAACGCAGGCGGATAACATCGGTACTGATGCGGACATCCCCCGCGATGCACAACTTTGGGCAATTGGTATTGTTGAGGATATAGGACTCGCCAACCTAACAGATGATCAGATGATGTGGCTGTTGAGCATGATTGCTGGGATTATTAACAAAGGTCCACCAGTCTCGGAGCAATAGATACTGAGACACACTGAACAGATATTCCAACTATAAAAACTTAAAATGAAGGAACTTACAATTGAACTCGACTCTGCACGAGAGGTAATGTACGACGACCTTGCTGACAAACTCGGTGACGCCAACGTAACTGGCGACCTTGAAGACACTGTTGTCCAGCGACTTACGCAACTGTATGATAACCGCGAAGAAATTGAGGTGCAAGAATGACGACACTTAATCTCGGTCAAGACTGGGAACTGCGAGCCGATGCTGCGAATAATCGACTACTCGCAGAGTACACGCCCAATGGGACCCAGTTTGAAATGAACGAAGATGGGACACTTCGTCCTCTCAATGGTGGTATCGACCTTGGTGGGGCAGATATTACAAATGCGGGTTCGGTCAGTACAGGCGAAGCAGACATAACAAACGAAACAGTTGTGAAGGCTCGCCTTGGGAACAACAAAGACGACGGAGGGTCTTCATTTTCGTCGGGGTCTTGGGTAGTTATGGCAGATGCCGAAGTTCTCGACAATCTTGATGAGCAAGACGGGTCGTTCAATATAAATCCAAACGAATCGGGTTGGTATTCTGTCTTTTTGCGGGCATCATTTTTTGATGGAAGCGACCAAGACCAAATCCGGGTTGCGGTTCGGGATGTTGACTCGGGATTGACCGTCACTGATGGATTGCTTGAAGATTGGACCAGTGGCTCTAAAGGAAATATACACGGGACTGTGTACGTAAATCTCACAGCCGGAACTAATTACCAGATTCAGGCATCGAATAACACCAGCAGCTTTCGTCTTAACGGAGGCAATGATAAAACGGGGTATGATGTCATACGGGGGGTGGTCCACCCATCTTCTCGGTGACACTGTTCTGCCGTACTTTGTAGATATCGTAGCGGGCAACTGGAATTACCGCGACCTCACAATTCCCGAAGAGACGGTGCCGTGGCAGTAAGTCCTGAGACACACTGAACAGTCACACCAAAAAATAACAACTGAAATAAAATGAGCAACTTTACACTTGGCGACTACGACTTTCAAGATGATGACACGAACAGTCGCCTTACGATAACGTCGAACAGTACAAATAACAAGATTCATCTAAAC